ATTTAACCATATCGGTTTCTTTTATTTTCTTCCACATCTTATCTGTTTCAAACATCTTCATTGGATATGGACATGCAATAATATCTTTATCTGCATCAATCATTTTAAATATAGTCTCACTTTTAAATGAAATATCAGAATCTATAAATAGTAAGTAATCATAGTTGTCTTTATGATTTAAAAACTCAGCGACACACAAATTTCTACCTTGTGTAACTAATGATGATTTTAATAAACTAAAACTAACCATTATATTTCTTTTCATACATTCTAATTGAAACTTTAGAACTGCTTGAGTATAATGCATAGATACTTCACTATGACATGGAGTACATACCATTATCTTACAAGATGGTTTTGATTTACCTAAATTAATTTCAGTTATATTAGAATCTACTTTTTCTAATTTTTCTGTTTGATAAGTATCTTTATTAGCATTTGTAGTTTTCTCACCAAACCAAATAGGTTCATTATTTTGCATTGATTGCTCCTTGTAAAAATCTAGTCCAACTTATTGATTTAACATTCCAATTGTAAAATCTATTAACATAATCTCTTTGCATTTTTAAATGATCCTGGATGCCTGGTGCCTCAAGCGATTGTGCAGCGACTTCTATCCCTTGTGCAAACTTTCTAGCTAATGATTCATAGTTATTAGAGTATGGAATGTACATTGGAAACTCGGCTCCGGTTTCAAATAGTGCACCATAGTTTGTACTAACACAATATAATCCTGCAGCCATTGCTTCGATTAAAGATATACAAAATGTTTCTTCCCAAATACTTGGATAGACAAATAATTTATAATCTTTTAAATGTTCTTTAATATATTCATTTGGTTTGTAACCAATATAATTTACATTAGGGAGTTGTCTTGCTTGATCATAAAGTGCTTTGTATTGATCATCTGTTTGGTCATGAAAACTTTTACCATATACTTCAGTTGATGAATACACATCTAAACTTATTAATGGATTTTTAACCAGTTGCATTGCACCTAGTAAAACACTTAGTCCTCTCCAAGGTGTACAGTGATGAATAATTTTTATGGGGTCACCTTTTTTATATATAGTTGGTATGGGTTCAATAGTATCAACACCATTTTTAATAACCAAACATTTTTCTGTAGGTAAACCAAATGCTTGTGTAAATTTTTCAAAGTTCCAATTAGAATTAAATACATACCAATCATATTTATGATGATTAGATTTATCTTTGAACCAAGGTGCTAAATTAGGTTGGTCGTATGAATTCTTTTGCCAAAGAATATTTACTTTATCTTTTGATAGTGGAATCTTTTCTGGTATCGAAGTACAAATTTGTACTTGATCTAATAACTTGGGATCAACGTGTTTTTTTAAATATTCAAATTGAAGCTCTGTTCCGCCTCTAGGATTTTGGTTTATCATTATTTTGATTCATTACTTTCTGTAAAACGTTTAGTCCTTTCGGTGATACTTGAACTGTCAAATCTTGAGCAACATGTTCTGCTACTGTTTCTGTATTTGGATCAGCTATATCAGCGTCTTTCTCTGCTTCGTCTTTATATATTTTATTAGTTCTAGTATTTCTTAGAACTACTACTGTCGTACAATCTATTTTTAATATATCTTTATCCATTTTGATCCTCTCTACTTATTTCTAATATAGATAGTGTAGCACTTATAGCAGAAACGTCAGAAGATTCAAGTCTTATGGTGTCATTTTCTTCAAGGATAATAGGTCCTTTAGCCAAATTACAAATAGTGGGGCCAGTGATACTAGCATAAGCTACTTGGAAAACAGTTGTTACATTTGAGTCATAAACAGAAGCTTTAACTATTTTACTACCTGACTCATTAGTTACTTGTATATTTTGAACAATTGCATTTGCATTAGCTGGACAAGTATAAACTGTTACTGCAGTAGTTACTGTTGGATCATAGAATGCGTTTTTATAAAAGTTTGCCATTATGTTAAATCAACCCATTTTAAATTACCAAGAACATCATCATTTGCAGATGCACCTTTGGCAGCTAGTGTTAATGTATCAGAAACTCCTGCAATCGTCTGTCCTAATTGATAATCAAAATTAAAACCATCTCCAAACTGTATTGAATTACTTGCCTTACCAGACAAATAAGCTTTACCAATAATAGTTCCATTAGTAATTGTTTTAGTTCCTGTTAAATCATATTCTACATTATCAGAATAACTTGTATATGAAAATGCTGTTGAGGGTGTAGCATTTAATATCAATTGTATTTCAAAATCAGAATTAGATACAGCAGATGCATCAAATCCTTGTGATACAACAACTGCATAAGGTCTAGATGATTTTAATCTTATGGTCGCTAAATTATATAACGTTCCAGCATTAGTTAAATTGACACCCCCTAAACTAGCTGTTCCTATCATTTGTTGTATTCCTTGAGGTGAATAACCTCCTTCAATCATAGTTGTTGAACAAACTTGTTGTAAGGTAGCTGTGCTATCTAAAGTACCTAAAGCGATAATCATATATCTTATTGGTAAATTAGCAGTTCTCATATAAACTGTATCTAAATTATTTGCATTTAAAAATGTATGTGCAACAATAAATTTACCATCAATTACAAATCCACATCTAACACTTCCCATACCTAACCATTCAAAATCCATAAACATAATACAAGCTTTTGTAGTATCTAATGTATAACCTGATGCACCTGTACCATCTAACTTATCCCCATTCCAAGAAGATTGTGCAACTGTATTATCAACAGAAGATCCTGATGTGGAAGTTCTTCTAACCCAATTTAATGTTGATCCTGTTTTTTCAAAATAAATACCATTGTCATTATCAAACATACCTACTCTTTGTGCTAAATTAGTTTGAGCTGTATCCATTACAAATGTACTGAAATGTAATAAAGACTTACCTGGTTGATAAGACATTACTCTTTTGGATTGTCTAATTACATAAGAACTAGTTGGTGTATCTACATTTAAATTTACAGTAGATTTATCTGTTGAATAAGTAACAGTTGAACTAGCTCCTACAATAGCTTCATCAAAGAGATTATTCTTTGACATAACATTTTTAGAATCAAATATAGTAAGTGGATTAGATACTCTTAATCTTCCAAATGCATCATAAGCAGTAGATCCATCTCCACCACCTATTACTGTTGGTTCTGTATTTACATTGTTACACGCAGACATTAGTACCTCATATTAAACCAAGTAAATCTTTCTAATTCTTTTCTTAAATCATCTTGAAATGAAAAATTTAATTCATCTTTTAAAGTAGTTAAAGATTGTAGAATTTGTCTTTGATTTTCTACATCATATTCTTGTTTTGGTTCAGGTATGTATGCAGTTACTTTAGCCATTATCTTCTTCCATCAGGTTTAATATCTACTCTTAATGTTCCATAACGCCAGGTTTCACCTACAGCATCATTTTCTATTTTAATTGCAAGGAGTCTTCCTCTAGCTCTAGTATCTACTTTATCAGTGGTTGATGTTATTGTAAAGGGACCCAAAGGTGAACTAGACGCTGTATCACTTGGATAATCATTTAATAATAATGTGACTTTTGAATTACCGGTTAGCACTTTAAAGTCTGGTATAAATCGTTTCATAGACATAATAAATTCACCATCCCCTCTAAAATCAGCTACACCGGTTGCCTGACCCAGGGCACTTTTACTTGAACTAATATCAAAATCACCTGATTGAATGTAGGCATCGATTGAAGTTGTACCAGAACTATTTACTTGATCGGTTCCTACTTCTTGAGCATAGTAAGTTGATGCACCATTAATGTTTGTAACTCCTTGAATATTAAAACTAGGAATGGCGGCCGTATCATATTCGGTCGCATAAGGTAAATCATATACTCCTTGATCTATATAACTAGATCTAGATAGAGAAGATGTAGTCCAAACTTGTTCTTCATAGTTATAAGTTACACACCTATCATTTTGAATAGAACCATTTTTTGGATAAAACCAATTAATTTCATTATATAGAGTATTGTGTTCCGCATAAACTATTTCTGCTGCATCATAATTGATACCTAAATTATCACCATTATCTGTAAATACAAAGTCTTCAACTAAACAAGGTATTGCTTTTACTGTACCGTCGTAAACAAAAAATCCACCTTCACCAGACATCCAAAACACAGCACCATTGGAATAACTAAGTGCATGTTGACTAATTAATCCACAGTTAGTACCAACTTGTCTAACAGAAAAAGTAAAAGGTGGACCGACGTATTGGATAACGTATGCTGAACTATCTGTTAAAACTAATGTATAATCTTTACCTGACACTGCTCCAACAATTATGTTTCCTTTATCTAATCTAAATGTTCCTGCAGTATTGGTTGCAGTAGGTTGATAAGTATTAAAATCTTCTTGATTCGAGAATCTAATAAACATAGGATCTTGAGTCGATGTATCACCGATTGTAGTTTCTGTACCAAAATGAAATACGTGTCTATCTCTATCGGATACTTGAGTTAATCTTG